GGTGTATATTTTGCATCTCGTTGTGGTACTACATATTCTAATTTTTCAGTTTCATAATTTACTGGATATTTTGCTTCTTTAATTTGATTTGCAACTGTTAATTCTAATCCAGATTTATAACCGTATTTATATGCCGCCATGCGTTTTTTACTACCTGCGGTATGCCAATGATTTTTTCTTTTCATAAATTATTCTCCTACAAATTTACCGTCCTTCCATATTCCTGTCTCTTTATCTCCACCATCCCAAGTCTTAGTTCCTTGGCCATTGAATTTATTATCCTTAAATTCTCCTACATAAATATATTTTTCAGTTACAGAAGTATAAGTACCTTGTCCATTATATTTTCCATCCTTAAATTCTCCTTCATACTTGTTTCCACTAACAAATGTATACGTTCCTTCACCATTTCTTTTATTATCTTTCATTTCTCCCTTATATTTTGCGCCGTTATCATAAGTTATGGTTTTTATATCTCTAACAGTTCCCAGATTTATAAAAGGTTTGATCGAAGGCTTAACATTCTTACTAATAAAATCGTCAGTATATAATTCTTTTAGAATTTTTTCATCGGCAGGAAATGCTTTTACAGAAGTTTTTGGTACACCTTCATCCCTTACACTCATATATTCATCGCCAGTATCGGTTTCAAACTCATATACAATAGAATCTGTAGTTTTCCCATATTCCCAGAAATAAGGTAATGTCATTCCTGCGACAAATTTACTGTCCTTCCATTCTCCTATAGCTCTAGAACCATCTTTGAACCCTTTATTATCTTTTACTCCTTTATCCCAACTGTCATCTTCTTCATTAAAATAGCCAGTAAAAATCATTTTGCCATCATCATAAGTATTAATTCCTTTAATTATGGCATCATCCTTCCACTCTCCTTCATATTTATCTCCATCTTCATAAGTAAAAGTTCCTTGGCCGTGCATCTTACCATCCTTCCATTCTCCTACGTATATACTTCCACCATCATAAGTCTTAGTTCCTTGGCCATTCTCCTTACCCTCCTTCCATTCTCCAATATATTTATCTCCATAAGCCCAAGTCATAGTTCCTTGGCCATTTCTTTTACCATCCTTCCATTCTCCTACGTATGTACTCCCAGAAGCCCATGTATAAGTTCCTTCGCCATTTCTTTTACCATCTTTCATTTCTCCTTTATATGTGTCACCACTATCATAAGTTATGGTTTCTTCTTCTGTATCGTCCTCTTTAGTGGAATTATATTTATTTAATGCAGTTTGTGCATGTTTAGCTCGCTTATCTTGATTTTCAGTACTTTTATTGTTAGGTTTTTCAAATTTCAACATAAATATTTTAGCAGCTGCGCCTGCAGATTTTGCTTGTTTTAATTCAGTTAAACCTAAATTTTTCGTCGTTAACTCTTTCCAAATAAAATCTAATTGAACATTTGGATCTAAATAATTATTTGGTTTCTCTTTTAATAAATCTTCTGCTCGATTTTTATGCCATTGGCATAAACCAAATGATTGGCCATTATCTCCAACAATACCAGTTTCCCATGTAAATATCGTTTCTGTAGCAATATTGCCGGCAATACCCGCTGCTTGTTGAACAGTTAAATCTGTGGTCTTTACAAGATATCTAATTATATAATCTGAACTAGTTTTTTCTGATCCATTAAGATAAGATTTATTTCCTATTTTATAAGTATTTTCTGTTGTGATAGGAATTGTCAATTCAGCTCCCGGAGTAATATCTACTGATCCTTCGCCTCCATCTTCTTTTGCCCCTTGAGCTAATGCTATTAATGTATCTTTATCAACCTTTCCACTTCCTTTTTTATTAAATGTGTCATATTGGAAAGCAAGAACCGCATCTTCAGTTTCTGTTCCAAAATCATCATCATCTCCATATTTGCTAAGTGAATATCCATTTGCTTGTAATAATCTTTGTATATCTCCAACAACTCCTCCTGTTTCACCTTTTTTAACTACATCAGTACCAGCTTTTATAGAAGCAATTGTTGCTGTTGTTGTTACAAATTTAGAGGAAGCGCTACTTCCGGCCTTTCTAACACCAACATGTATATGATCAAAATGTCCTGGTGTTCTCCATCCCATATTATATCTATACCCTTCGTATTTTACATTTTGCCATTTGCCTGATTTTAATCCTGGTTTCCCTAGAGAATCTACAATTGCATTCCATAATTCATCACCAACAGTATCTTTTGGAGTAGCTGCTGTTACATTGGGAGTATTTAAATCTACTGCATATGAACCTACAGCTCCTACCCAATGTTGAGATACATTACCCCCGGATGTTTTCTTTCTAGATCTTTTTTGAGAACTTATTGTTACACCAAAATTATCTTTTGCCATTTTTGCGATTGCTAATGCTCTAGGCATAGATCCATTCCAATTACCATCAGTACCGCCTACCATTGCTTTTCTACTATCTACATCACCGGTTGGGAAACCCATAGTTGCATCAGAATATGTTGTGTCGACAGCTACCTCTTCTTCATTATCTTTTTCTTCATCATCTGTCTCTGTGTCATCTGTCTCTGTGTCATCTGTCTCTGTGTCGACAGTTACATTCTTTGTGTCATCATCTATTTTATCGACCTCTATTTCAATTTCTTCAACAGTATCTTCAACAGTGTCTTTATAATATCCTGTTTTAACGCCTTTCTTTACATCTTTTCCTAATTCTTTTTCTAACTCATCATCTGCATCAACAGCCACTTTCTTCATTTGGTCGAACCATGTTTTTGATTTATATATTTGGGCTTGGTTTAATGATGCATCACCTTGCAATTTTACTCCATCTGCAACTTTTTTATATGTTGTTGTGGCTTGATATGGGGTAGGTCCTGACTTATCAACAGCCGTTGTAGCTTCTCTTTTCCAAATAACTTCAGTATTATCTATAATATATACATTATGTATAGCTTTGCCATCTTTACTTTTTATATCACGAGATACAACATATGCGTATTCATATTTATCCCATTTTGACCCTTGTCCTTCATACCTAGAATTCTGTATTACTGTTACAACATCTTGGAATGTTACTTCTTCGCCTTTTATTTTAGCAACAACACGGAACCCCCATTGAACTCCAGGCATATCCCGAATTTTTCGAATCACCCGCCCTGGTAATTTTTTTAGTACTGCATTAAATTTGCCTTTTTTCTCAACCAATGTTGATTTTATTATTTCTTCGAGTATTAAAGTTTCTATTTTCATATTTTTCTTCTATTAAATATAAATATTACTTACCAATCAATCATAACTAAATTTCCATTATACATCATTATATTATCTAATTTAAAATCTAAATCTTCTGCAAGGCCTTCTATTTGGATTTTTCTAATATCTTGTTGTAATGATCTTAAAAAATTAACTACTTTATAATCCGTTTCTCTTCCTCCATCATTATCTAAAAAATCAAATATATTAACTTCACCACCTGTTTCTCGCTGATATTGTTTAAATCGATTAATAAAATCATTAAATTGTTGTTTATATACATTATTTAATGACGACGCTTTGCTCATTATATACATATTTTTTTGATTTGTATAATGTATCGGAATAAATGATGAAAATTCCCCAGCCCGACCAACAATTACATTTGCTACATCTACTTCATCAGGTTCATTTGTTATTTTGAAAAGAAGATCTTCATTATTTAAAGAATACACTTTTCCGTTATCTCCACGCGCAAAAAATGTATAGTCTTTATTTTTAATTTTATCTAATAATCGTTTAGATTCGTCTTCTGATATTTCAAATAATATTTGTTTTAACGTTATCACGGTGGCACCCCCTATCTAGTATTCAGCTGCTTTTGCGTCTCCGGCGCATTGACAGTATTAGTAGCTTGCCAGCCTTTAAAAGGTATGCCAACCGGTTTATCTAAATCCAATCTAACCATAAAATTTGTATCCATATCCATTCTTTTACGAATTGGATTAGCTAATTTTCCTATTGCTAATAATTGACCAGAATCATTATATAATCCAATTGTAGTAATATACGGATTAAAATCACTACCAGATACATATGTTTTATAATTAATATTATTATCTTTTAATAATGTAGGATTTAATGACATATTCATATCGCCAGCATTTAATCGGACTATGGTATTATATTCATACAAAGCAACCGTTGATTTATAACTAGCAGTATAATTTGTTGTTAATATATTATTATATCGATAATCCGGACTAGACATTATAATATTGCCTTGCAAATTAAAAACATTACCAATATTAGCAGTTTGCAACATCCCACCTGCTTCGGTGCGATCTGCCAATGACGTTATTTGGGCTTGTGTTAATGCTTTATTAAAAATTCTTATTTCATCAAGATCTCCATGTAAATTATTAGTACTACTTCCAAATCCACCGATATTGAGGGGACTATCATTATTAATAGTAGCCGATGCAGTAAATGGAGTATTTGGTTCTGCTATTAATAAATCCGAACTACCAGATGAATGTAAAGTTGCATTTAAGTATAATTGCATCTCACTTCCAGTCTTTTGACATACAACATGATTCCAACTAGACGAAACATATGCAGATGATGTAATAGATGCAATATATAAAGTACTTCCAGCAGCTGAAAATAATAATTGATTACTTCCACTTAATTCTATTTTAAACGGATATTGTGGAGAAACAGCTGTTTTTACTTTTCCTAATATTAATTCATTAGTTGTATCAGAATTAGACCCTGATTGAATAAAAAACGAAATTGCATAATCATGATTTCGATCATAATTACCTCGTAAATCAGTTTGTAACTGGCCAGAACCAGAAAATTGTGCAGCAAGTCCAATTGGTAATTGACTACCATTACTAGTACTTACTCCATCTATATAAGTAACGCCGGAATTTACTGTATATGCGGTAATTCTATTAGTATCAAAATATTCATTGAATCCTTCATAAAATTTTTCGTTTCCAGGGAATGACCCAGTTGCAATTGCAACATCATATATATTCCCATATTTGTCAGATTTTAAGTTAACCGATCCATTATATTGAAAAGAATCAAGTTTAATTCCTTCACCCATTTTTTGTTGGGGGATATTAAACATAGATGCTGATTTATATAAAGAAAAATTGGTATTTGCGGTAGTATTTGAAATTCCAAATATATTATATGGTTGATTTTTAAACTTATAATGTAAATGATATATTGAATAATATATCATGAATTTATAAGAATTATCAACATTTTTTGCACCATTAAATGCAAAATTTGTTTCTAATTTAGGCAAAGAAGAAACATATATTCCTTGCAATGGCATAAAATTACTAGAACTAGCGCTACCTGAAGTAAATGTAAATGTTTTGTGTGCTTTAAAAGGATTAACTTTAGTATCACCGGGTTGTATTTTTTTAAAAACCGCTGGATAAATTCCTTTATACTCATCTACAACATCAATTTCGTTTTCCATAATTAGTATGTTCCCTGGTATATCTTTATTATAAATATACCAGGGAATAATTCAATTGTTATTTATAACTTAATAATCTAATTTTACACGAACTAATGCTTCACGCTGAAAAGATTTTAATAATGGTTGACTTAATTTTGCTACTGCTAATAATTCATTATTACTATTATATAATCCAATTGTGGTAATATATGTTCTAGGATTATTTATAAAAGTACTTTGTGCTAACAAACCAACACTCCCAGTCACATATGATGGATTATTAGAGAAATTATATTCAGCATTTTTAATTCTGCAGAAATAATGAGTACTTGTTACTTTTTCTTGGTTTCTTGCTGCAAATCCTTTTGTTGCATTAGCATATGATCCTGAGATGGAATGATACATAGCAAAATGATTATCTCCTTCTGAATCAGAACTTATATTAGTATCAAATGCTAATTTTGCATCTAATATATCACCATCTACTATTAATACACCATGGTCTGGATATGTTAATCCGTAATAATGAGGTGCAGTAGGATTATATACACCACTATCAATTGATCCAGATACAATATTGTATACAAATCCGGAATCTCCTACAGACCCAGACGAAATAGTAGAATCGTCAATTAAAGTATAAGTTCCTGTCGTAAGTGTTACACTTCCAGTAGCATTACTATCCCTAGAAGCTATAGTTGTCAGTGGCAATTCCCAATTTCCCACATCTATTTTTTCTTTCATTCTATTTCTTTCGAAATTAACTACATATATAGAATCAGTGCTTCCAGACGTGATTATAGAAAATCTAGTCTCAGATGGATTTAATAATAATTGTTTATATTGTCCATATACTGCTTTTGACGCTGGATTTTCCTCACTACCTAAGTTTGAAGATCCATATCCTAATGCATTACCATATGCCAACGCAAATTGTACTGCAGATCCAGTTAATGATGTACTTTTTTGATATACATTAACATAATATCTACGTTGTGACGTAGATTGGGTACTACTAGTATAATACGCTGTAAGCTCGGCAGTATTATCACTCCATAATCCGGCCGTCACAACTTCGGTTTGGTTATCTACTATATCATTTACTGCGTTAAATATAGTAAATGTTTTCCCCTGCAATGTTATAGTCTGTGTAGCTTGTTGCTCGGCAATAATTTGTTGTGCCATGCCTTGTGCCAATTCCTGTAACAGGCCTGGTGCATTAACCGCTGCGCCAGCTGCAACTCCTGACGGAGCAAGTCCCGGAAAAGATGGCGCCGGCGCCATATCAGATTCGAAACCACCACCACCAGGATTGGCTTCTCCGTAACCAGCTGGTCCACGGGCAGCACCATGTCGTGGATATTGTTTTAGATTTTTAATAAATTTATTTGTTATCATATTAAATATTTCCTAATTGTGCCTTTAAGACAGTTAATGGAATAGTAACACTGCCACCTGTTTCATTTCCTATTATAGTAAGAGTTGCTTGTTTATCTTCTATTAATTGAGTTTTGGCCAGAATTTTAAATTCAAATCCTTTTAATGCTATACTAGTTGGATCTGAATTAACATTTATAGTCGAAGTAACAGTAGGCATACCAGATGACTGTACTCCTTTTGTTACTAGTAACGTTGCAACATTTGTATCAGATAATATACATGTATATCCAAGATTTCCATTCCCCCCAATTAAGTTCGTAGTAGCTGGAGCAAAAACTCTAAAATCTTGCGGTCCAGATAATGTTATATTACCAGGTACTCCTCCTAAAATAGGAATCTGTTGAACATCTTTTGGTAATGTAATTAATTTATATCTTAATGCTTGAGTTTCATCAGGAACTGCTTCGGTTATTGGCATATTTTCTATAAGTATTCCATAATAATTTGTTCCCAGCGGATGATTAGGATTCCATAAATTATAATCAATTTCATCATCCCCAACTGCAAATTGAGCTATATTAAAGGCGTTTCCTCCTTTAGCAAGAAGTTCTCTGCCTTTAAGTGTCAATATTGCATCGACGGTTATACTACTATTATTTAAATATCCCATATTACTATCCTTACTTTAAAATAAATATTACGTATGTAGATTTTATCTCGTTTGTGTTGCCTGATTTGTTGTACTAGCATTTGGTGCTGGTGTTGTTGTCTGTAAAGGCAATGTTTTATTTACTTGTCCTTGCAAACTAAAATTTCCTTGTTGTCCTAGTGGTTGATATATTAATTGATTTGGATTTGCGACACTCCATTCTACTACGGGGCCTCCATCAACTGTTTGAGTCGAATTAACATTAAACGCAGCCGAAGAAATTTTTGATCCAAAATATCGCTGATTATTTAATCCAATTGGTAAATAATCTTGAAATTCGGCTGGCCTTAATAAATATCCTTTTGAATTAGTTCCTTGAATATTTAAAGACATCATTTTACCTCCAGCAGTTACAGAAAGAGTTGTAGCGCCTTGTAAAGTAACTCCAAAGCCTAATTCTACTTCATTTCCTTCTGCTCCCCAATCATGTGTTCCAGCTAAAGTTCCGTTTTTAAATACCTCTATCATTGCACCACCACCAGCTTTTAATTGCAATCTAACTTTTATTACATCGTCTTCAACAAGTCCTGAAACCAAATCAACGTATCCGGCAGGAAAAGCTGAATCACTGCTAGGCGAATATGGCATTATTCGAATGATATCAGTCCACTTTATAAATCCATATATCATTCTTCCTCCACCAAAACCTTGATTATCTCCTTGCCAAAACCCTGCTCCATATGTCCTAGAGCCATATATGATCCCCTCTACTTTAAACTCATGTTCTGCAACGGCTTGATCTGATCTGAAAAAGTCCTTTTTCGTTCTCCAACCACTATGATAAATACCATTAGTTAACGCAGGAGCTTCTAAACGGATTCCTTCAGCATCAGCTGTATAAATAGAAGCAGACTCTACTGTAAATATATTTGGATCTAATATTTGTGAACCATCTCCTCCAAATGAATGATATAAAGATGGAGATCGTGGAACTTTGTACTCTATTTGTCTAAATTCAGACACACGACTTCCGGTTATTGTCGGCAATGTACCAGCGAATGTTACGGTACTATCGATCCACACACTCCCAGATCTAATTACATTTGTTTGACTATAAGACATACTATTATAAGCATTACCTTCACTACTAGTTAAATATCCATTTAATTGATCATCATCGATTGCTGTTATTTTAAAAATTTTAGTAGAAAGTTCTCCTGGATAATAAAGGTAAGAACCGCTTATTACATTATTAATTGTCTGTATAGGATTCGTATTATACGTTATTAACTCTCTCCCAACAGATGGCATCACTGTATCTTTACTTCGTTCTAATATATTTGGTTGTATTAATACCCCTGTAATTTTATCTGCACGAGCAGGCAATAATTGTTCTAATTGACTAAAAAAAGATAAATCATATAACGAAAATATTTTTAAATATGCATTAATATCATTTTTTGTATTATATTTATATTTTTTCCAATAATTTTCAGCTTCTTGTATTAAGTCTGGATATGATCTACTATTTACATCCCCTGGATCGCCTATATAATCATCTAACCGCTGAAATCCTAATTGCGCAATGATATCCTCATCAATCATTGTTTCTGGAGAATAATATACTCCTAATTTTTTACTATCCAAAGGAGCTTTATCATATTGGCTTCTTTCTGCTCTCGTAGCTACATCTAATGTTCCAATTAATTCATTTGATTCTAATCGAATTTTATTATCATCGAACGTGCCGATTCCTAATGATATTGCATCATAATAATATGTTTCTTCTATAGAATCATATGGTGTACTATTAGTCCAACTTGCAAATGACGCTGATATACCAGTAGGATTTGGTTCTACTCCGGGCAAACTACTAGTTAGTGTATGATTAATTTTTTGAGTCAACGGCAATCTAAATGCTAATTCATCATATGCATCTACATTTCCATCATATGCAGCAGGCGCTTTTGTGTGATTTATAAAAGCAGGATCTAATAAACTGCCGGTCCATAATCTTAATTCTTGTAATTCACCATAAAGGCGATCCACGGTTGTTGCTGTGCCCAAAGAAACTGTTCCTGTTGTTGGGAGACTCGCAGTAGCAGATGCAGAAACAGTAGCTACAATTTTGCCCCATTTTGATTTTTTTGCAACAAGTTCCAAAAGACCCCCAGGAGTTCCAGACCCATAAGTCCCAGACCCATATGCTCCAGAACCATATACCATACCTATGCCGGGAACATAGCTTCCTGTACGTAATATAGTATTTACCCATTCTCCATCAAAACATTCTATTTCTGCAGATGCTGTCCCATTAATATTAATTGTTCCTAAATTACCT